CTCACGCTCGGTTTTAATTGCACTGTTAACTAACCGCAAAACTTCTTCATCGCAATCCATCAAACGCTTGAACGCAACAAGGTTTAATTGTTCTTTGTGAAATAATTTGATGTATTCTTCTCTAGTCATTCTTGTCCCCTTACTTACATATTTTTCAGCACAGGCAACGCAATAAAGCGCATGACCCCCACCAACACCACACTCTGCGCATGTTTCTTGTTGAGATATCTTTAAGATATCTTTTTTACTCATCAACAGTCTCCATAAGCATGGCCAAACCCTGACTCGCAATTAAGCGGAAGCTCCTGTGCCCACTTCGGACGCAAACGCATACACAACTCAACGTATTCTGTTGCCTGCTGTGTTTCACCGCTTGGTACTACGCACATAATAGCATCATGCACAGTCATTGCAACCTTGTACTTTTTAGCAATCAAAAGCATCTGCTCACCGATAATAATTCGTGCCAAGGCCTGACATACATTCTCTATTACCTTCCCTCCGTATATGCGTGTAGGGATAAGCGCTTTGCCTCTCCTGGTGTCGTAAACCAATTCTGTCTTACCCTCAGTCTGTTGCGTGCGTAGATTTGGGTACTTCAAGTACAAGCCATTGGGTAACTTAATTCCCTTTTTGCCGTCAACCAATAAAACACCCAGTCGGCCAAGTTTTACAGTCTGATTGTTCATTATGGCTTTTAACGCCAAAGCACCTTCTTTCCATAGCTCGACAATCTGTGGATAAGTACTTCGATAAGTTTCGATGATGCGTTTAGATTCCTCCTCCTCAATATCCACTCCGAACGTTTTAAGTTGCGCCTTAAATTTAATTGCTCCCATGCCGTATCCAGCCCCCAAAATCGTCGTCTTACCCACAAAGCGTTCCGACTTATCGATCTTTTCTTCCGCCTTCGCATAGATAGCAGATGCCATGATTTTGTATACGTCCTGTCCATTTTCAAATGCCTCCACTAAATCGTCTTGCTCGGCTAACCATGCTAGGGTTCTTGCTTCAATCTGAGATGAATCCGAGTCAATAAGCTGACAATTGTCAGGTGCTACGATCGCTTGCTTAATAGGCGATGACCTTGGTAGGTTTTGCAAATTGATTTTGTCGTCTCCACCCCAACGGCCTGTGTGTGCGGCGTAATAGCGTAGGGGAACTGGCATTGACCCCCGTTTTGACATCTCCAAAAACCGAGCGGTTCTTGTTTCTTCTAGCGTAGACTTAGTACCTAACCTCGCTGCCACTAAACTTTGTACTTCTAAGCTAGGGTGATCCAATAGGGCTTTGAACCCCTCGTCAGTTTTAGAGAACGCAAATGTTTGCTTGCCGTTGGCTAGGCTCGTTTTCATGGGGGGCTCGATGCCGTATCCTTTGAGCAACTCGGCAAACTTGGGATTACTCATCAACGTATCCCTGTCAAAGTTTTGTAGTAGCTCCTCTTTGCGTTGTCGTACTTGGAGTAAATGGGCGTGCAGTTTTGTGCTATCTAATGTTAGCACTGGCTCGGTGAACATCCGCAAGGTTATATCAATCAGGCTTAGCTCCACAGTTGGGAACGGCATCATGTGCTTAAAGATTTGATACGTTAGTGCTACATCGTTCTTACAATATTCACCGTATTGTTTTAGTTGGTCGGGAGGGAAGTCAACCCTGCGAAGCCCAAGTGCATTGACTACCTCAGTACCCTTAACACCTACGCCATAATACTCCGCCAAAACCTTGAGACTTCCGCCTACTTCCGTACCGTGAATAGCTCGTGCCATGCTCAGGGTATCCAACCATTTCTTAGGTTTAATATCGAATAGCCAAGTCAGGATCGCCCCATCAAACTGAGCATTGTGGGCTAACACCATGTGCTGATCTAACTGCAAGGACTTGAGAAACAATTGAGTCTCACTCATTGTCCCTGTGAACCAGACTGGCTCGGCATCATCCACCTGTGCTGATACACCGATGACCTCAAACTGCTCGCTCCTCACATACTCCTCGGTCGTCATCTTGGTAAGACTGAAATCCTTAGAGTAGTAGGTCTCAAAGTCTATTGTGATGACGCTCATTTGTTTACTGCGTCCATTCTTGAGTAACTTACCGCTTGCCCTTCAGCTTGAATTTGCGTTTTGCCAAATCCTTTTTTATACACAATCTTCTTTGGTTGTGGCTCTTCGGGCTCATCAAGTAACTGCAACAACACGTTGTCTTCAAACTTTTTACGCTCAACTTCTCGTATCGCAAGGATAAGCGTTTCTTTTTCTTGGTCGTTCAAAAACCACAAAGCCCCTTCTTTACCCTGTGCAAGTAAAAGTATATCTTCGTACTCGTCGGAAAACTTGTTACCATACTTGAATTCTTCGGGGTAAGTCTTGAGTCGCTCGGCTAAAATTTTCACTGAGTTTAAAAATGCCATCATTCATCCTTTAAAAGTTTAATAGTCCCCTCAAGAAAATCCATGCTAGTTTCTCGTACTACAATAGCCACACCAAAGCGTTTCTTTATTTCGCAAAAGTGTTTAGTTTGTAATGCAGTCGGCTGATTAAATCCCGCTTTAGCTTCGATAGCCAAGAACTTGCCGTTAACACAACACAGAAAATCAGGCACGCCCGAGTTACCAAAGCCCGATCCTATCGGCATAGCGTAGTACACTCCATGCTTTTCAAGGATGCCCTTGATTTGTTTTTTAACTTTCGCTTCGGGGGTTTGTGCCATGCGCTATATTATAGATGCGCATTAGACTTTGTCAAGTAATAAAGTAGCTTAACGTAAATAAAAACCTGACAAATGTCAGGAATTGGGGGGATATACAGATTACGTGCCCCCCTCACGCTTAGGATGTACTATGCCCACAAACTCTCACTGCGGAGAGCATAGTACCACAAGTGCCGTCACATCTGTAAGGCTAGGCCACTCGTCCAATTATGATTCCGCAGTTAAGAATTTAGTTTAGCAATGGCACGATCTAAGTACCATTTAGCTTTATTTAAGTCTTCGAGCGTATTGCCCTTGTGCTTAGCCCTACTGACGTATTTGACTACGTTGCCGAGGTGATACCCAAGTTGTTTCGCTTCAATAAAGTCAATGGTCTCGATACCACCGACGGTGTAATGCAACGGATGATTGACACTGTCGGCTTCATCTAATTCAAATCGCTTAGCAAATTCTGCCAACAATGAGGCGGTGTCCGCTTCTTCTTTTGCTTCGTTCATAGCGTTAATGTTGTCCATGTGCTTGTTTATATTTTTTTCAATCGCTGCGTGTTTCATCTTGTTCCTAACCACGTAGATGTAAGATGGCTCAGCCTTGGTTGCTTTGACGATCTCCGATGTGGTCGCTTCGGGGTTTGCTTCGATGTAGTTACGAATCTTTTGTGTTTTAGTTAGTTTCATTTGCTATTTCTTTCTTCATGTGTTGTGTTAATATTTCTCTCATCTTCGCTTGCTTTGTATAAGGATACTTACTCTCGTAGTAATCCAGTACATCTTTAGGTAAACGTAGGCTCAAGTGAGTCAATGCGGGTTTTTTACCCAAACCACGGCCACTCCGTTTCTTTTCTAATCCTGTTTTTAGTTCATCAATTCGGTCGAATATCATTCGTCACTCCAATCTGCGTCTTCTACAATTTCCAGCAGTGCATCGCTAGGCCATACCACAATAGGTGTATCTTCGCCAATGTACCCACCCTCAATGTTGTACTCGACAAACTCTCGGGCTTCGTCAAATGTCATACCATCCCTGTCGGCCAATACCTTACACATCTTCTCGCCGTCGTAAACTATTGTGGTTACCCGGGATCTGTTTTGCCATACTGAAGCATATCCAATGATTGCCTCGTCAAACCCATCATACTTTTTCATCGCTCTAACCCCTTCATAATAACCACAGTTGCCATAGCTTCTGCTAGTGTCTCTCCATCTCTTACAATATACGCTTGATGAGTCCAGTCAGGCCCAGTCGGGTTAGACTTATATGTGCTGATCTCAATGATCTTGCCGTTCAATGCTTCGATGACCCCAAACTTTACTTCGGTATCAGATTGCAGAGTATTGAGTTGTCGATTAGAGTTTTCAGGAGAACCTAATGTGACCCCATCGATGATACTCCGAACGTAGGCTTTTAAACTTTTACTCATAGTCCCACCCCATGTTCTTCTTCAATATCCCTAGCGAATTGTCTCCAGTCCATCGTTCTTCTGTACAAGGCATGGATACGTTCATCGGATAGTGGCTCTTTGCGTAGCCTTTCGATTAGTAGTGCTTGGTCTTGCAATAGTTTATCTTGCTTGTCTACCAAGTCTTTCATGTACTCCATGTCTGAAATCTGTGTGTCTTTTCCGTATACTCGTGGGGTATAGTCAGCCTTTGATACACTGATTGCATCTTTAATTGCGGATACTATGCCATACCTAACTATGAAGTCAGTACCTTCTTTATCCATGTTTATCACGCAGTCGGCCGAACCATCCTCATTCTCTTTTATGCGCTCAACTTCAATCTTCATTTGTTTTCTCCATCATAAAAATCAAACCACTCACAAATTTCTGCTATCACCGCTTCATCTATACAATCCTTTATCCGTTTTTCATCGGGGTTGGGGTCGTGTTTGTGGGCTCTCGCCCAGCCCATGTTGATACCCTGTTCTACACACATAGCTAGAACCATGTAATCTTTTGGTTTCATGTCACCACCTCTTTGCGTTGGACTTGTTTCAATAAAAGCCAGTTCCCACCATCTCTGACTATGCGGATAGCTCGAACCCACTCCCTCATGTTGTGCCGTTGTTGGCAGTAGGGTATGTAGTCTAAGCACCACATCTCCCTTGCTCGTTTAAGTATCCTAGTATCCATAGTTATTCCTATACCACAATTAAGAAATTATCTTTGTCATGCCTACATCCCACGTTTGATATACACTGCTCGTCTTCGATAAGTTTAAGCATACCGATCTTCGCCTTGTATTCCTCGGGTAGCGTATTATCGTCATAGCTTTGTACATTGTCAAGTACCTTCACAATATATTTTCCCTTGTGCATATGGACATATGCCTTGTTACTCGCATCACGAATTTTATTGATCTCATCCCCCTCTGTTCTCGCGCTCTCAAATTTCTCCAGATGCGTTACTTCTGATTGCGTTAGATATGCTAACAGTTCATCTCGCTTACGCTCAAACGCAAACCTATACACAGAGTCATGTATCTTGACTTGATGTTCTCTCGCATCCCTTTCCTTGAATCGTATCTGCATAAGAATAGTATTCTTAATTGAATCTACCGAGTCATCCATCAACTGCTTAAGACTCTTAGGCATGAATGCTTTCTTAGCTTCCCTTACTGCCTTCTTTATATCCGATGATCTCATCCTCCCACTGGGTAGGTTGTCAGACATAACTCTGATTGCTGGGCCCCCTGAACGGCTTGAGTGTTCTTGCCTAGCTACACCGATTGTCTCGCCATCTAACTTGACTTGTACTTGCCATACTTTGTCATGATAATCTTTCTCGCCGACAAACTCCCACATTGGATTAGTGGTAGCAAGTGTTACGACAAACTCATTCAGGTGCTTGTGCATCTCCACGCCCACCTTGTTTTGATTCTTCTCCAACTTTACGTTGCTTAGTTCCATTGCGTTGATCATATTAGTTCCTTTCAATTTCATCTTGCTTGTTTAAAAACTGACAATACATATCGGCCTCGTCTTTACTCTTCGTTCTGTATACCACCTGATCGCTAGAATGAATAAGTCCTAGGGCTACGTCAACTATCTCATAGTGGACAATATAAAACTCATTCTCAGGATTAGTACTTGTTACCCATCGCACCGCATACTTATGGTATGGTTTATCTGTGCGGATGTTCTCAATCCCATCTGCGTGTGGTCTTTGATATATAGCCATACTAACCTCCTTAAAAGTTAAACTCAATTTCACGACGTACGCTGATTAAATGATCGTTGTCATCAGACTCCTGCGTATCAATATCTTCGTACTCTTCACCTATACGGATGAACTCGTACTCCCATGTACTTGAACCACTGTTGGCTATCTTAGCAAAAGCTTTTATGAACTCCATGAACGCTATGACTTCGGGGTAAGTTTCATACCACTTGACATCGGGAAATAAGAACTTGACCATCATCTTATCGTCCAAGTCACAAACCTCGTAATAATCCTCGTTGCTCTTATCAAACAACTGATTGTCCTTTGGTTCGTTCTCATCCATGAACAATTTCATTACTGGATAGTCTTCCTTCGGGCAGTAGAATACTGCACATACTTCGCTTCTGTAACCCATACTAACCTCCTACCAATCAAACTTGCCGATAATTGCATCCACCTTCTTCTTCAAGGTCTCTCGTTCAAACCCATCTTCCTTGATTGCATCCATGCTTACACCTAGGATAGAACGCTCAAGGTCTTGCCTAGCTTCCTCCAACTTCGGATCGTTGGTCACGTTGAGCTTGGTCAACAACTCACATAACTCTTGGGCATTCGTCAATAGACTGTCGTGATACCGCTTCTTCTCGTTGCCCTCATCCTTGAGCTTCTCGGACATTGCAGTTAGCGTAGTATGTAGACGATCCCACGGAGCACGCATAGCATCTGCTAGTCTCTCTTCAAACTTAGCTTCGTATTGCGTCTTGATATCTTCCAAGTCGGCGTTGCTTACATCCAACCGAAAGTCACCACTCTCAGGGATTGGGTCAACCGAGCGACGAAATCCAAACTTGCCCTTGACTTCCTCGATGTCGGGGTAATCACTTAATTTAAACAATGTGCCTAGCGACGTACCCGCATCTTGGATTAGGTTTGGATACATCACAAAGAAATTCTGACACATCATGTTGAACGTATGCTCAAACCCATCCATCGTCTGCTTGTACTCCATGAATAGCTTCGTAGGTAGAAGTCTCTGACCCTTGTCTGCCCAAGGCAATGTGTGTTGGTTGTGATACAGACGCACTCGGGCGGCGAACTTGTCGATGTCCTTACGCATACTCGTACCCGCAAAAAGATTCTTCTTGGTTTGGCTGGCATCTCTGACTGCGGATGCGTTGGTATTGACTGCGTCGGTTGTCTCTTTGTCGACCTTGCTCGCTGGCCATACGCTGATATTCAACTCGACTAATACTGCTGATGAACTGATACTCATAATTTACTCCTTGGTTTAAAAAGCTGACAAATGTCAGGGTCTCTCAGGCTTACCTGCTAACTTAGCCATTCTGTATTTCTCGTTAGGTATAACCTTCGCACTGACTGTTATGTCATTCTCATACACATGGTATGTGTGATAGGCTTCGCCTGTGTTGTTGTTCTTAGCGTCTTTGCTTATGTACCGTTCCTCGTACCTCTGCGCATTGGATAGTATCTCCATGATGGTGACGGCGTCTTTTGTTGGTAACGCATACTCGGTATAACCAATATTTACGATCATCATTTTGTAGTTCCTCCAGTTTGAATAGTTGATGTTAGTTTTTGATGTGAATCGTTTTACCATGTTTTGCAACTGCATCATTACCTCCACAAATTGCCCATAACAACGGTGATGGCCAGTCATTGCCCCAGTCACTACCCACATACCCATCGGTTAGCATGACGATGCACTCAGGCACAATCTTCTTCTCGTTGAGATATGTAGACACGCAACTTGGTGATGTACCACCCCCACCCTTGGGCTTAGTAGAGTTAACGATATCTGCCACTGCACTCCCTTCGTATTCTTCGTGACCCGCAACCTCGCCGTCCCAGTAGATGATGTCCACCTTCTCGGGATTGACCTCCTCGGCTACGCCCTTCACTTCGGATAAGAACTCTGCCATCTCTCTGTTGCCCACCGAACCCGACGTATCTATCGCTATCACAAGATGACCAACCTTCTCGCCAATCATGCTCGGCATATACACATCGCCCGACAGATAGCGTCGGTTAACCCTACGCCAAGATGAGGTGTCTTTGTTACTGCATGTAGATTTCACAAACTCACGCAACACCTCACGCCAATCCACCTTGGGTGCAAGCAATTCTTCTAGCTCTCGGTCTCCACCGAGCCCGCCCTTACCCGCAATCTTTTGCTGAGCCATGAGTCCTTGTCTTACGGCTTGGTCAATATCCCTAGCTAAGTCCTTCTTCTCCTCCTCGCTCATACCCTTGGTCGCTTCATCCCAATCATGGACATCGAACCCTTCGCCACCGCCATCTCCGCCCGACCCATCATCCTCCTCTTTCAGTATGTCGAACACTTGCTTGCTGTGCATACCTCGGAACCGCTCATCGATAAGACCCATCAACTCGCCACGCTTCGCACCTGACTTGTATCTAGGAAATGCTATGACGCTTTCTTCGGTATCTGAGTCGGCGAGCATCAAGTTAATGACGTAGTCACAAGCACCATTGGCCAGCCTTGGATCTTCTTCGTACAGTTTCCTGTATGTAGTGAGGTGACGATACATCTTGTGTGATGCTTCATGTGCAATTACAAACGCAAGCTCTTTATCAGTAAGCTCGTTAACGAATGCACGCCCATACACCTCATCACGCCCGTTAGTCCTAGCCGTCGGTGTGTTATCGTCTACTGACGTACGACCAACCATCAATATGCCAGAGAGCAATGCAAACTTGGGGTTACGCATCAAACTAATCTTGGCCTTCTGCACTTTCCGTTCTTCATTCATCTTCAGTTCCTTTCCTGACATTTGTCAGATTTTGTTGTGTTGTTTGTGTGGTTTACAGTAGGTCTTGGTTCTTGGCAACCCAGTCGCTGAACGCTTTGCAACTGAACGCAATGCCTTGCTTGCTCGGTGTCTTGGCAATGTTGATCGCAAACACGGCTTGCCACTCGGCATCGAATCGGCTTAGGTATTCCATGAATGGTGTAATGGTTTCCTTAGTCAGTCGGCTAATCGCACCGAACACCACGATGGCACATGCACCCGCACTTGTAGGTATGGATGTTGTCTTAGGGTTAGTGATGGTCGCTTCCCATGTCGGTAGTTGGTCTGAGAACTCAATGTACGCTTGCATATCCCTAGCACCTGACTCGCCGATAGCACCTGTTAGAGCTACGATGACAGTATCAGGGTCTAGTTGTTTCCTCGTTTTCACGATGTTCGATGCAGTCTCCAATGAGCGAGGGGATACAAACGCCTTCTGATTACTCTTGGGTGAATAGATGTAAGGGTTGTCACCCGCACCGCCATCGGTATAGCTTGCCAATACTTGCGGAAACCGATTGACCCACGCAATCACCTCGGGCTCGATACCTTTGTTCATCGCCCACTCGATCCACTCCTCGGCATCGGGCTTGCGAATACGCACGGGAACCAGTCGGTTACGGCTATGTGCTTTCAGGTTATCGCCCACGCCGTCGGTTGACAAGTTACCAGTCAAGAACACGATAGTCGGAGGGCTATTTGGTGCATTTAGTGGGATGTCACCGAGTCTAGGATTGGCCTTCTCTAGCATGGGATGGAGCATATTCTTCACTGGCTCAGCACCCTTAGTAAACTCGTCGAGCATGATGACCAGTGGTTTGCCTTCATGGATTTTGAACCTAGCATTGGGATAATACTTGGTAGTCTTGGTGTTGTGGTCAATCACAGGCATGGCAATGTCACCTAAGTCCATGTTCGGCACATCGATGTAAGCATGCTCGTAGCCCATGCCGTTAGCTATACTCTCCAATAGGGATGACTTACCAATCCCAGGCTCACCTTCAAGTAGAAAGCGGGTTGTTGGGTTGGCTTGAATTAATGCGGATGCTTGCTTGAGGGTAATTGACTTACCGAAATTAATTTCTGACATTTTTAGTTCCTTCTGTTTTGCATTTGATTGAATTCCTGACATTTGTCAGGTTTGATTTGTTGAAATACACTCGCTAACACAAATAACATAGTACCACAAAGTAATGCCTATGTCAATACCCTGAGCTCTTAGAAGTGTTTGTGATATTTGATTAAGCACTCGGCAAACTCTTTGGTTTTTACAAGTTGAACGAACACATCTCTCAGTTCCTCGTCCTTGCCTATACGCAAGATCAAATCCACGGCTGGCTTCAGTTCTTCACTCGGTTCCACGTAGTCGTCCCAATGTTTTGGGGCTTCGGTGCATTTACATTCATTCATCACGGTCTCCAGACGAACATATCTAGTGCTATCACAATGATGGCAAGTAGAAACACCACTCGTGTGACGCAGTCGGTTAACCGATCCACTCGGTCTTTTGTGATTTCGTTTGTTATTTCATCGTTGGATTTCATAGGGGTTATCCTCTCGTTGGTCAAGTAAAACTAGCGCTTCGATCACGCAGATATGAGCAAAGTCATAGTCGCCATGTGTGAGGTGCTTTTCGCACTCTTTTAGTAGTTCCATTGCTTTGTTGTAGTCGCCTTCAGTCATTTTCGTTCTCCTTGTTTTCTGACATTTGTCAGGTTTTGCTTTCTCATACTCGGTTCTCCTTGGGGTTGGTTTGTTTGAGTGTTGTGTGTGCGCTCGTAGGTGTTACGAACATATAGTTGCCCTTGGTGTATTCTTGGATCACGCACCATGATGCTCGTTCAGCAACGGCTTGGTCTTCACCGCAGAATAGGCAGTATTTGTAGCCGAGCCGATAACGATCTATGTGCACGTCGTCTCCGCAAGAGAGACATTCTCTCCAATCTAAGTTAATGGTCATAGTTTGCTCCGTTTGAAAACCTGACAAATGTCAGAAATGTACAATTGGCGATATCCAACTGACTTATACATAGTACCACAAAGTAATGCTTATGTCAAGGATTCTAGGGGTTTGTGGGTTTTGCTTAATTTTTAAGCAGTTCGGTGTGTTATGAAAGCGTGTTATGAAAATATGGGCAAAGTTACAAAAAACGTTATAATGTTATGAAAATTGAAGAAAAGTGTAACGCATGTAACTTGTTGATTTGCAAGGGAAAAAAGTTTAAAAAGTAGTGATATATATATAAAGTTATAAAATTACAATAAATAGAGTACAAGGGTGGGCGGTTGTGGTACAAATTGCACTTGCTGGCTTGCTCAAACAATCTCAGCCAAGGTTATACTCAATATGCCAAAAAAGCATAACATGTAACAATATAGCATCCATGCGGGTTTGCGGGGAGGTGTTGCGTAACAAAGACATAATTTTCATAACATAACGCATAACATTGCTCGCATAGCCATAGTCACATAGGGAACTGGCATAAATCAAACTCAAAGTTACAGAAAATTCGGGGGAAATAAAAGGCCAAAAAAAACCTGACAAATGTCAGGTTCTGTAACTGAGTGGGACAAGGTTATAAGATATCCTTAAGAAAAGTTAAAACACCACCGACTACGATAGTAATCGCAACTGCACAAATTAATTCAATTACTACTTGATCCATGTTAACTCCAATTAAAACCTGACATTTGTCAGGTCAGGGTTTCCCCTGACCTTCCGCCAATTAAACCTTCAAGTCACCCATTGCACCACCCAATTCAAAGAACAATTCGAACATCAATTTTTTAGCATTGATTGATTTCTCAAAATTGACTTTCTTTGTATCATCACCGCACGATAAGGTTCTGTTTAGCATCGTAATCATAACCTTTAGGTGTGTGTCGTCAACGTCTTGAGTATCGGCCTTGACTTTAGCCGTACCTTCGTAGACTTTGCCCGATGCTTCTTTCACTCGTTGCCAAATTTTATCGATGTTAGACTCAGTAAAATCTAATTTCTCCAAACCCGCTTTGAATAGATTACGCTCAGCTTTGATACCCTTTTTAGTATCCTTGTTTTCTGAATCATACCATCCCGCGCCAAATGATAAGGTCATATCGCCCGAATAACGTCTGATAATGTCGCCGGTCTTCATTTCAGAATCGGCGAAAACCTTGAACAATTCGTTCCTAGACTCCTCCAAGTAACTCAAGGGCGCATCGTTCGATGTTACGATTGTCACTGATGTTTGCGTTGCTGTTGTCATAATTACTCCAATTAAAAAGGTTGATTTAAAAAGTATCGATGTGTTGAATCGATGGGTTGATAATAACAAAGTAACACACCCATGTCAAGTACTTTAGGGGACAATGTTATAAATAATTAAAAATATTTTGTAATTAAAACCTGACAATTGTCAGATTTTGCCAACGGGAAAAAAGAGCACCACCGATCGACCCCACTCGCCCCCACCCCACCCAAATGCGGGTAAGGGGAGTCCCAAGTCCATACTCTCTAACTTGCACAAACAATGTTGCATTTTAAAAATACCCCCCTACCCCCTTCGTTAATATCCGCAAGCACTTCACCCCCCTAGATATAAAAACACCCCCCGTCATCTTTTATTTTTCCCAACCCCCCGGGGGGTATATATTTTTGGTATCATTTATGTGTTATAGTTCGCCCATTCCCGTTTACTCGGTGCACGAATGTTAAACATAGAGCCTACTAAAGAACATCCAATACCGTTCGACATATCTGATGATGTACCTGCTACTCAGTCAGATAGCATAGCTGTCGCTGTTAACACCATAGATTTAATTGAGTCGCTCGGCGGGAGTATTGATTTCTCTGCTGATGATGCTAAGAAGGCAGTCGACTTAGTTACCAAACCAACCAATACCCCAAGACATTTCAGTAGCGTAGCGCAAGCTAAAGCTGCGCAGCTCATATTAAGAGAGCACGATTACCAAGCGTTTGAGGACGTTCAGCAAGCACGTAATTTCATAACCAATAAGTTGATAGTGTTGGCCGACTGCGGGGATCCAAAATTAGAACTCAAAGCTCTTGAGCTACTCGGCAAACATTCCGACGTGGGGCTGTTCACTAACCGCAGTGAGATAACAATCAATCATAAGAGTCCTGAAACACTTGAGAACTCTATTAAAGAAAGAGTTAAAAGGCTGCTCAATACGCCGGATGACATTGAAGACTTAACACCCCTAGATGATCTGGATACGCACCTAGGTGTAATAGATGAGAGTTCGACGGAAGAAGAAACGGGTACTGAAGATGAATCAAGTTCCTGACGTATCTCTTAAAGACATTGATAAAATTCTGCCCAAGATGACAGAGGCAGATATGCGGGTGCTAGACCGACAGCTTGAGCACTTGGAGAAACTAAAAGAACAGCAACTGTGTAGGAACAAGTTTTTAAAGTTCACCCAAAAGGTGTGGCCAACATTTATATCGGGGAGACATCATGCGAGAATGGCTGACGCATTTGAACGTGTGGCAAATGGTGTATGTAAGCGTCTTATTATTAACATGCCTCCTCGTCATACTAAATCCGAGTTTGCTTCTTATCTTCTACCTGCATGGTTTCTTGGAAGATTTCCCCATAAGAAAGTAATTCAAACGTCCCATACTGCTGAATTGGCAGTTGGATTCGGGCGTAAAGTCAGGAACTTAGTCGACAGCGACATATATAAAGAGATATTTCCTGATTTGCATTTGCAAGCAGACTCTAAAGCAGCCGGTCGGTGGAACACATCCAAGGGTGGAGATTACTTTGCTATTGGTGTCGGCGGTGCCGTGACGGGTAAGGGCGCAGACATACTGATTATTGATGACCCACACTCAGAACAAGAGGCGGCAATCGCTGCTGGTAACCCCGAAATCTATGATAAGGTGTATGAGTGGTACACGTCTGGCCCTCGGCAGCGTCTTCAACCGGGTGGGGCTATTGTTATTGTGATGACTCGTTGGTCTATGCGGGATTTAACGGGTCAAGTATTGAAATCAGATGCCCAAAGGGGCGGTGAAGGGTGGGAAGTTATTGAATTTCCGGCTATTTTGCCCTCTGGAAACCCACTTTGGCCCGAGTTTTGGTCATTTAATGAGCTTTCAGCACTGCGAGAAGAGCTTCCAAACAGCAAATGGCAGGCCCAATACCAGCAAAATCCGGTCGGAGATGAGTCTGCAACGGTCAAAAGGGAGTGGTGGAAGATATGGGACAAGGATAGTCCCCCCGCATGTGACTTTATTTTGCAGTCTTGGGACACCGCATTTGAGAAAAACAACCGAGCTGACTTCTCTGCGGGTACAACTTGGGGTGTTTTTACCAATGAAGAAGACCATAATACGCCCAATATTATTCTTTTAAACACATATCACAAGCGTGTAGAGTGGGTTGATCTTAAAAAGGATGTATTGAAAGAATACAACTATTGGGAACCTGACGGAATTATTATTGAGAAAAAAGCCACTGGAGCTCCTCTAATATATGAGCTAAGAGCTATGGGAATACCCGTCCAAGAGTTTACTCCGGGTAGAGGCACCGATAAATTTTCCCGTTTAAGTTCTGTATCGGACATAATTGCATCTGGGAAAGTATGGGTTCCCAATACTCGTTGGGCTGAAGAGCTTGTTGACGAGATTGCTTCGTTTCCGTCTGGTGAACACGATGACTTGGTTGACTCAACCACGCTTGCATTATTGCGGTTTAGGTTGGGGGGTTTTCTGCGCCTGCCAGATGACGAACCCGAAGAAATTAAATGGTTTAAAGGTCGCCGCTCAGAGCGGTATTACACAGTTTAAGGACACATCATGGCAACAAGTAGTATAGATAAAGCACTTTATCAGGCACCTATGGGCTTGGACGGGATAAATGACGCTGCAATTGAGATACAAATTGAGATGGAGCCAGATGAAGAAGGGGGCGGAGACTTTGATGTCAGTATGGAACCGCAAAAAGATTCTGATCCAGAATTCGATGTTAATTTAGCCGACTACCTGCCCGAGAGCTATATTGAGTCTTTGGCGCATGAGTTGGTTGATGACTTTACCAAAGATAATGGAGATAGGAAAGATTGGATACAGACGTACATTGACGGCTTAAAGTTATTGGGCTTGAAGTACGAGGAAAGAACTGAGCCTTGGAACGGGGCATGCGGCATATTCCACCCCATGTTAACTGAGTCAGTTGTACGTTTTCAGTCTGAGGCAATTACAGAAACATTCCCAGCGATGGGGCCAGTGAAGACCCAGATTGTCGGTGCGATAGACAAGATGCGTGAAGAAGCCGCTGCTCGCGTGCGCGAGGATATGAACTATCAGTTGACTGAAGTAATGCAAGAGTATAGGCCCGAACATGAAAAACTTTTATGGTCATTGCCCTTGGCGGGATCCGCATTTAAGAAAGTCTACTACGACCCAAGTAAAGGTAGACAAGTTGCAACTTTTGTCCCAGCAGAAGATATCGTTGTCCCTTATGGCGCGTCTAGCATGGACAGCGCCGAGCGCGTCACGCACGTGATGAGGAAGACTAAAAACGAAATCATGAAGCTGCAAGATAAGGGCTTTTATAGTGATATAGATCTAGGCGAACCGAGTCATGAACTAGACGACATCGAGAGACAAAAAGCGATGGAGCAAGGGATGACAGCCATACAGGATGATCGGTATAGGCTCCTAGAGATGAGTGTTAATCTAGACATTCCCGGGTATGAACATAAGAATAGCAAGGGTGAAGAGACAGGTATAGCACTACCGTATATTGTTACTATCGAGAAGGGTAGCACTAAGATTCTAGCCATCCGTAGAAATTGGTACGAAGAAGATCAGCTTCATATGAAGCGCCACCACTTTGTGCATTACCAATATATCCCTGGGTTTGGGTTTTATGGGTACGGCCTTATCCACTTGATTGGTGGGTATGCTAAGTCGGCGACGATGATCCAACGTCAGTTAATCGATGCAGGTACTCTATCTAATCTACCCGGCGGTTTGAAATCTCGTGGCCTACGTGTAAAGGGTGACGATACACCGATTGCTCCCGGAGAATTTAGGGACGTGGATGTGCCTTCCGGAAGTATCCGCGATAATATTTTACCACTACCTTATAAAGAACCAAGCCAAGTTTTGTTTGCTTTGCTACAAAATATTGTGCAAGAAGGTAAAGCGTTTGCGTCTTCAGGAGATATGAACGTAAGTGATATGTCTAGCCAAGCCCCAGTGGGTACAACGTTGGCTCTATTGGAGAGAACGCTAAAGGTGATGACAGCGGTGCAAGCTAGATTGCACTTTGCGATGAAGCAAGAGTTCAAGTTACTCAAGGTAATCATAGCCGACTACTGCCCAGAAGAGTATAGCTACGACCCCGCCGAGGGAGATAGGAAAGCCAAGAAGTCCGACTACGACATGGTGGACGTGATTCCTGTTAGCGACCCCAACGCAGCAACAATGGCACAGAAGATTGTGCAGTATCAAGCGGTATTGCAGTTAGCCCAGTCAGCTCCACAGTTGTACAACTTACCCCTGCTCCATCGCCAGATGATTGAGATTTTGGGTATAAAGAACGCAGCCAAGCTCGTGCCTACGCAAGATGACGAGATACCAACAGACCCCGTGCAGGAGAACCAGAACTTCCTCACAGGTAAACCCAACAAAGCGTTCATTGAGCAGAACCACCAAGCGCATATCTCTGTGCACCAAGCGATGATGCAAGACCCCATGATGCAGCAGATCATCGGTCAAAACCCACAAGCGCAGACGATGCAAGCGGCGATTATGGCCCACATCAATGAGCACTTGGCCTTCTCATATAGACAGAAGATTGAACAACAGATTGGCCTACAGTTGCCCCCGCATGACGATAATGACCCGTCTAAAAACAGGATGGATCCACAGATGGCGGATCAGATTGCTCAATTGGCAGCGCAAGCAGCCCAGCAGTTACTACAGCAGCATCAAACCCAAGCCGCACAACAGCAAGCTCAGCAACAAGCGCAAGACCCAATCATCCAAATGCAGCAGCAAGAACTACAAATTAAACAGCAGCAGTTGCAGCTTCAAGCTCAGAAACAACAATCCGAAGCACAAGCCAAAATGCAGCAGTTGCAGATTGAGCAAGCTAGGATCGAGGCCCAAAAACAAATCGCCGCTATGCAGGTAGGGGCAACGGCTGCCGCAGCTAAAGACAAACTAGATAAACAAATGCACCTTGAGGGTACAAGGCTAGGCGTGGATATTAGCAAGCACAAAGCACAGATTAATCAACAGCGCCAGCAATCTTTTATGCAATCTGCGAAAAACAAACCTAGAGGGGAATAATGGAAGCTGATCGAGTGTTACATCACCTTTTACGAGAACTTGACAAAATCGTAAAAGAGCAAACTGAGTTTTTAGGAAGCGGCTCAGCAAAAGACTTTGCTGATTACCGTTACGTCTGTGGGACTATCCGGGGTCTAGGCCACGCAGAAATTCTTGTCAAAGACCTCGTGCAACGTTTGGAGATAGATGATGAGTGAGTTTGACGTTAATGCTATTGACTTATCCGGTATTCTTAACAAGGATCCCGAGCAGAAAGCAAAGCAAATTCCAGATCCAAAAGGGTTCATGCTACTAACCGTAGTCCCTGAAGCAATGGAAGAGTATGCAGACAGTGAGATTGGGATTATTAAATCTAGCCAAGAAATTTGGAAAGAGGAAATGCTTACCCCCGTCTTATTTGTGATCAAGATGGGCCCCGAAGCCTATTCTGATATTACGCGGTTCCCCAGTGGCCCCCGCTGCAAGGCAGGTGATTTCATTATCTGCAGACCCAATTCAGGCACACGCTTGAAAATCCACGGCCGAGAGTTTCGTCTAATTAATGACGATAGCGTCGAAGCTGTTGTTGAAGATCCGCGCGGAATTACCCGTGCTGCATAAGGAGTAAAACATGGCTGATCAAGACTTTAAATTCCCCGATGAAAAGGTGGAAGAGCCCAAAAAGGCTGCTGCTGAAGACGATTTTTCTTTTGAAATAGAAGACGATACTCCCCCAGAGGATAAAGGTAGGAAGCCAATGGCTGAGCCGCCCGAAGATCCAACCGACGATGAGTTGTCTAACTATGACGAAAAAGTACAAGCCCGGATTAAGAAATTTACCCGTGGCTACCACGATGAACGCCGTGCTAAAGAAGAAGCCCTACGCGAACGCGAAGCCGCTGAAAACTATGCCCGACAAGTAATTGATGAGAATAAACGCCTGCAACAGCAGCTTTCTCAAGGGTCTCAGATCATCATTGACCAGAATAAACATTCTGCAGAATCTCTTTTGGCGATGGCTAAAAAGAAATATAAAGAAGCTTATGAGGCGGGTGATACTGATAGTTTGGTTGATGCGCAGACAGAAATTGCTAACGCAATGTTGCAAATTGACAAAGCTCAAAATTTAAAACCTTTACAAGTTGAAGAAAGGGTGGTACAAACACCACAACGTACTCAACAAGTGCAACCGCAAGTTACAGAACGCGATAGCGAATGGCAAGCGGACAATCCTTGGTTTGGACAAGACGATGAGATGACTAGCACCGCACTTGGCTTACACCGTAAGCTATTAAAAGAACGGGGTCAAGAATTCGTTGGAACTAAAGAGTACTACAAATTAGTTGACGCGACCATGCGAAAACGATTTCCTGAGAACTTTGAAACTCAGAGCGAAGAACCGGCCGAAGATACACGCCGTGCACAAAAACCCGCTAATGTTGTAGCTCCTGCTACACGTAGCACACCACCTAACCGTATTAGGTTGAAGGCATCTGAAGCTGCGATTGCTCGTAGGCTTGGGGTTCCTTTGGAACTATATGCGAAACAGGTTGCTCAACTTAGAAATGGAGAATGAAAATGACTGCTACTGCACAAAATAGATTGGCTCGTGAATTGGATGACAGAATTGCCGCTGGTAGACCCACTAGTTGGCAAAATCCGGATAGTCTACCAATGCCAAACGACCGACCCGGCTGGAAGCATCGTTACATTCGCATTAGTATGATGGGTGTTTCTGACGCCAGTAATATTTCTTCTAAGTTGCGCGAAGGATACGAACCCGTTAAAGCGGAAGAATATCCTGAGTTAATGATGCACGCCAATCAAGAAGGCCGGTTCAAAGGCAATATTGAAATTGGTGGTTTGTTATTGTGCCGAATCCCAGAAGAATTTCTGAAACAGCGAGCCGAGTTCTACAACAATCAGAACAAAGCTCAAATGGAATCGGTAGATAACACGTTTATGAAAGATAGCGACCCTAGAATGCCTCTCTTTGCTGAGAAGCGCTCAAAGGTTTCATTTGGTTCAGGTTCTTAATTTTTTAAGGAAAAAACATGGCTTATCCGCTTATTCCAGCCCCTTATGGGCTTAAGCCTGTTAACTTGATCGGTGGTCGAGTATATTCGGGTTCAACCCGCATGTTCCCCATTGTGACTGGTTACAGCACTTCGATCTTCAACGGTGACGTTGTTGATATTGGTACAGGCAACAACATTGGTTGCGTGACACCTACACAACTTGCATATAACACTACTTCAGCCCAAGCTGGAACTATTGGTATTTTTGTTGGTTGTGAGTACTCTACTACTGGCGGCCCAATTTACGGCAAAAACCGTTTCCAATATTGGCAAGGTGGTACAACTGCTCCTGACGCTATTGCGTACGTCGTAGATGATCCTCAAGCTGTGTTCAAAGCTGTCGTTGTTAACGGTGGTTCTGCACAAAGCCAAACGGTTCTATACGCTAACCAAGCATACGTTGGCGCTAACATGTTGTACACAGGCCCCGGTGGTTTGACTACTACAGGTGACTCACTTGGTGGTGTTGCTTTGTCAGCCTCTGCTACAACTACTTCTGCCGTTACACCATTGACTACTAGCGCTCCTTTCCGTTGCGTTGGTGTGGTGCCTGACACAGCAGTGAGCGTGGCTCAAAACGCTACTTCCAGCTCTACGACAATTACTTTGTCTTCAGCTAATAGCGCTATCTATCCCGGTATGGCTGTTTCTGGCCCCGGCATTAACGCAGGTAGCAATACCTATGTTACAACCGTAAACGGTACAACAGTGACGATTAACCGTGCAGTTGCTACTGCTCAGTCTACCGCTACTGCGTTTACTTTCACTGGCTATCCCGAAGTATTGGTGACATGGAACTTCGGTTACCATAGTTATTTCAATGCTACTGGCGTTTAATTAAGGAGCTAACAAATGGCTATTTCACGTGCACAACTATTGAAAGAGTTGCTCCCAGGTTTGAACGCATTGTTCGGTCTAGAGTATGCTCGCTACGGCGAAGAACACAAAGAGATCTATGAGACTGAGACCTCTGAGCGTTCTTTTGAAGAAGAGACAAAATTGTCTGGTTTCTCTGCAGCACCTGTTAAAAACGAGGGCACCGCCATCGCTTACGACAATGCGCAAGAAGCATGGACAACACGTTATAACCACGAAACCATTGCTTTGGGTTTCTCAATCACTGAAGAGGCGATTGAAGATAACTTGTACGACAGCTTGTCTGCTCGTTACACCAAAGGTTTGGCTCGTGCTATGGCATATACCAAGCAAGTTAAAGCTGCTTCCGTTCTAAACAACGGTTTCACTTCTAGCTATGTTGGTGGTGACGGCGTGTCTCTATTCAATACTTCTCACCCCTTGGTGAATGGTGGTACAAACTCCAATACTCCTTCTACCCAAGTTGATTTGAACGAGACTTCTTTGGAAGCCGCCGTTATTCAGATCGCCGCTTGGACAGATGAGCGTGGTCTTTTGATCGCTGCCAAACCCAAGAAATTGGTGATTCCTCCCTCATTGATGTTCGTTGCAAAACGTTTGTTGGATACCGAACTCCGCGTAGCCACAAACAACAATGACATCAACGCTATCAAGCAAATGGGCGCGATTCCTGAAGGTTACACAGTTAACCACTTCTTGACCGATCCCAATGCTTGGTTCTTGACCACTGATGTGCCAAACGGTATGAAACATTTCATCCGTACTCCCTTGGCTCAGTCAATGGACGGGGACTTCGACACTGGTAACGTGCGTTATAAATCACGCGAGCGTTATTCTTTTGGATGGTCTGATCCTCTCGGAATCTGGGGTTCTTCAGGTTCATTCTAATTGGTACTATAGTACTAATACTAGGGCCCTTCGGGGCCCTTTTTTATGCTTGATTTGTCATAAATTTTAAGTAAGATGCTACTGCAGCATCCCCGACTGCGTTAATTTTTTGGAGAATTACATGTTTACTTTTAGCATTCAGTCCACTATTGGGGACACAACGATTACTTTTAAATCTGAGAGTTTAAATAAGCTTGCCGAAATTATGAATCGTTTTAACGAAGCATTGGGCGTTGAGTTGGATGACTCTGACGAACTAAAAGAAATCGGTGGTATCGATATCGACGAGTTGGAGTTTGACGAAGAAGGCTTTGCTTGGTGGTATGACGAGGGTTTTGATGAGTGGTTTTGGTATAACGAAGAAGGCGACTATTGGGAAGAAGCCGAGTACGAAGACGAAGAGTCTGAAGACGACGCAGAGTGATCTAGGGGGCTACGGCCCCCTTCTTTTTGCGCTGTTTGGCTTGCTTTTTGTTTTGTAAATCGTAGTGCAATATGCGGTGACAGTTTGAGCAAAGAACAATACACCTAGTAACTTCTTCATGCGCTTTTTTATATGACCCCATACGCGCCCATTCATGCACGCCTTTAACTTTAGTCTTTGGGTCTACGTGATGGAAGTCCATAGCGGCAGGATGCTTGAACCCGCACAAGCTGCAAGATAGGGTAGCTTTATAGTCTTTCCAAGCTTTTTTCTTGTCTTGATTTGATTTTTTTAATTTTGTACTACCGGCAGTTTTACTTTTTTCATAGTTATTTTTAGAATAAATTTTGTGCATTGCCTTGCGTTTTTCTGGGTCTTTATACGGCATGGATAATTTTCTTTCTCCAATACAGCGTCCCCTTTGCGCCCCAAGGATCGGTTGGCTCAAACATTTTAAATCCACAAGCAATTAAATTATTGGCGGAAGCTGGGTTATGGTAAGTATCCGTAACCACCCAATTCATTCCCAGCGCCCGCGCTTTTTGGAGCCGTACTTGAATAAGTTTTTTTTGTAGTCCATGCCCCCGATGAGCGTTAAGAACTCCAGCACGACACATGTACATACAGTCAGTCCAACGAGTAGAAGAAACAAGACCGCAAAAACCAGCGAGATTACCGGACTCAGTATAAAGAATCCACCAATGACCAGAGCTCGTAGCATATAGGGTATCTCCCGGCAGACACGTTTTTTGAAGATAGCGCAAGTTTTCCTGAATTTCAGGCAAAATAGTATTTACTTGACGAGCATTGTACTTCATGGTAGGGACTGTATCTTTTTAATGTGACAGTTAAATTATTGTTGACACACCCTAAATTTAGTGTATATTTCGCTTATCTGGGACTTTTTCTCTTGTTGCCAACCCGCCCAGGGGTCACGATGCAACGATTAACAAGAGGCTTTTGCATAAGGAATTATCATGTCACGCAGTACATTTGAAGGCCCAATCCTATCGGGCGACTCACGTTTTGGCCCCCTACGTAATGTAGGATATACCCAACTCGTTCAAAACGTTGATTTTAATTTTGCCAATACAACTGGTAACGGTTCTGCTGGTTATCCCGGTGGTAATGGTCAATTTGTTAATGGCAATTTGATCCCCAACACCAATGCAGTTGTGTATACACCTTCTGCTTCTGTATCCCCCCCAGTAGCGGCAACAATTACTGCTGACGCAGCTACAACCGTGTATCGTGGCGCAGTGATGTATCTCCCACAAGGCTGCCAAATTGTTGATGCAATTGTCGATGTTGGTACAGCGGTTGGCACTTCAGGCGCTACATTGACTGCAGCTTCTGTGTTGATCGGTAATGCGTTTAATGCTTCTACTTACGCTACAACTACTTTGACTGTAGCTACAAACGCTATTACTGCTGGTCGTTATACACCAACTTATTCAGGCGCTAATTTGATTGCATTGCAGTCTACAACTCAAGATATTACACAAACTGTATATCAAGGTTCAGGCCCCGGATCAAGCATCATGTCGCAAGTTGTATTTACATTGGTGTTGACAGGTACAACAACCCCTGCGCCTAATGCCGGAACTATGTATTTTACACTCCGCTATGTACAGCCTGACAATAACATTGGTACATTGACAACTTACCCCTACGGTAATTTTGATTAATCTCTAGGGGCTTCGGCCCCTATCTTCAACCTTTAAGGAGATTATTCATGGGACAATTTGTTGGATCACCATCTTCGGTTACCCAAAGAGGTCAGTACGAACCTTTTGATTTGCAAGTTTCTCGCAATCAAATTGCGTATCACACGCCGTTAAATATTTTTGGTTATGGCACAACTGGCACAACAGCCGGATTGTTTGTAACCATGTGGGAGAACTCTCCTACAACCAACTATGTATTTCCATCAAGCGCCGCAGTCATGTATGTGGCTAGTACCGTTGGCGCAGGTGATGCTGGGGCGTTGATTCAAGTCACTGGGCTCGATGCGAATTACAACCCTCAATCTGAAATAGTTGCATTGGGCGGCACTGCTGGCACAGGCGTAGCAACAACTAAATCGTATTTTAGAATTAACAACATTTCTGTTGCATTGGCTAGTACAGTAAATCCTACTGGTCAAATCACGATTCAGAATCAAGCTGCTACTTCTGGTGCTGTTGAGTACGCACAGATCAATACAACGACCTATAACGGTAGCACTGTGAGTTTAGGTACTTCACAGATGGCTGTGTATACAGTTCCAAACAACTACACGGCTCAGTTTACTAGATTTACTGCAAACAGTTCTTTTACAGGCAATACTGCGAATTACACAACTTATAGAGCAGTTGCACAGTATCCGTCCGTATTAAACTCTTCAGCTACATTGGTTAAACGTGTTGTTCTAAATACACCATTTGTTCAGCAATACAATATTCAACGTACATTCCCATTCGCTTACCCAGCTGGAACAGACATCCAGTGGCAGATTGCACCTAGCGCAACTACTGCAGCAACAGTAGGAATTAATATTGGTGGGGTATTGATCGCAAACAGTGTGGATTCTGGAAGCAAATAATGGCAACGACTCCTGCATGGCAACGCAAAGAGGGAAAGAATCCGAAGGGCGGATTAAACGCCAAAGGAAGAGCATCCGCAAAGAAGCAAGGGATGAATTTAAAACCTCCACAACCCGAGGGCGGCTCAAGAAAGAAATCGTTTTGCGCCCGAATGGAGGGGATGAAGAGCAAGTTAACGTCAGAGAAGACGGCGAAAGACCCAAACAGCCGGATTAACAAAAGCCTTCGGGCGTGGAATTGTTGATATGACAAACGCACACGACACTAAAAATATGGTCGATGGGGCTGTTGTGGTTATTGGCCTCGGCGGTTTCATGGAGTGGTTTCCACCCATTGTTGCATTGGTTGGCGGTATACTAACAATTGTTTGGATGTGTATTCGTATTTGGGAAACCGACACTGTTAAATTTTTAATTGGCCGCAAAGGTATTGATGATGCCCAGTAGTTCAGCAAAACAACATAAGTTCATGGAAGCAATTGCCCATAACAAAGCATTTGCTAAAAAAGTTGGAGTATCGCAGAATGTCGGTAAAGACTTTAGCGAAGCCGACAAAGGTAAAAAGTTTGGTCGTGGTGGAGTGTCCCGCCCTGATTTGGAAAAATTAAACTCTGCCAAAACGAGACACGGCGAAATGGCTTTAATGAAAAAAGGTGGAATCATGAAATCGGAAAAAGCAAGCGAAATGCGTCAAGCTAAAACTTTGGAAAAACTCGCTAAAGAAGAGCGTGCTGAAGCCAAGGGCATGAAACGTGGTGGCCACACTAAAAAGATGGCTTCTGGTGGTATGACTACTGGCAAACATGGCATTTCTGAAAAAAGTGGTTTAACAACCGCTAAGATGGGTAAAGCCGAAGTGGGTGGTAAGCTCAAACACGGTGAACACAGTATCCAGAAAAAAGGCCATACACGTGCTATGGAGCCTAAGATGGGCGCAGGTAAGCCCTTGGGTATGAAACGCGGCGGAAAAGCCTGTTAATTAAGGAGTTATCATGAAGCATCACGACCATATCGCAGACCATAAGCATCCATTTCATAGCGGTGGAGAAAAGCATCACGGCAAGACCGAGTTGCACCACGCTCAACACCCCCATCCCGAAGAGCATAGCCACATTCATGCTATGAAACACGGCGGGCACGTTAAGCACCATCACGAGCATATTGCCGAGCATATGAAAAAGCACGGTAGCCACCACGCTGAAGGCGGTCATATTCACCATCATGATCACGTTGCTAAGCACTTGGCACACCACGATGGACACCATATGGCTAAAGGTGGAATGGCTCATCACCATGAGCATGTTAAAGCTCACATGAAGCATCACGACCACAAGTAGGAGTTAATCATGGCCACAAGATGGGATAGAGTACCTAAGTTTGATGATGATGTTGTCAAGAGTACTATGGAAGATGCTCGCAAAGTCGGCAAAAGTACTTCCAATCTTAGAGGAGCTGCAGTTGATGCAGTTAAAGAAGCCGGTAGCCGAGCAGCTAGTCGCTTGGTTGGCCGTGCCGGTGCAGCAGGTGCTGCCCTTCAAGGTGGTTATGATATAGGCCGTGCCATCGATGAGTCTACAGGTCTTGGTAAGGCTATGGTTAATAAATCTGGACTTGGGGATGCGGCAGCTAAAGCAGCTACATCTGGAGAGCGAGTCACTTTGACCAAAGATGCGCAAGAACGTATTGACAAAGGAGCTTTAGATAAGAAGCCCATTAAACGTTCTGTGTCTAAAACAACGGTTAAGGCTGAGCCTGCAACCAAGTCCGATGATTACGAGGGCGACGAAGGCTATACAACCCTCAATATGAAAAAAGGTGGCATGGCCTCTGCATCTAAACGTGCTGATGGTAAGATTACCAAAGGCCACACAAATTGCAAGGTGTGCTAAATGATGGCGAGCCGGGGCATGGGCGTAATCAGCCCTTCAAAAATGCCCAGCAAAAAAACTATACATCGTAAGGATAGTCCCCAAGATGTTGAAATGTATAAAAAAGGCGGCGGAGTAAATGCTGCTGGTAATTACACTAAACCCAGTCTGCGTAAACGGATTGTGTCGCAAGTAAAAGCCGCAGCAACTCAAGGTACAGGTGCGGGTCAATGGTCAGCCCGCAAAAGCCAACTAGTTGCAAAAAAATATAAAGCAGCCGGAGGCGGTTATCGTGACTGAGGCTATAAAAACTTGTACAGATTGTGGAGAATCAAAACCTTTGTCTGCTTTTCGCAGTCGAGGTGGAGAAATGAAACATCTTTACAAAAGCCACTGTAACACTTGTCTATACAAAAGACACAAAGATTGGGCTGAAGATAATCCACATCGAATTGCTGAGTATCGTGAAAAAGATCCTTGGACATTAGCTAAAAGATGCAACCGTCGCGGGATAACGCCTGAACAACTTGTTGATTGTTATGAACGACAAGAAGGATGTTGTGCAATTTGTAAAAATGAAATTGCTCTAATTGGTAGTGCAATAGATCATAATCACGATACTGGAGAGTTTCGCGGTGTGTTATGTAAACAATGCAACAGAGCTTTAGGTATGTTTAAAGACAGCCCTATAGTATTACGTAATGCGCTAGAATACTTAGAAGAATTTGGGAACTATGGAAATGGCGCTTAAACCCACCCAGCAATCGCTCAAAAATTGGGGCGATCAAAAATGGCGAACCAAAAGCGGTAAGCCATCAAGCAAAACGGGTGAGCGGTATCTTCCGGAGGCCGCAATTAAATCTTTGTCTCCTTCAGAGTATGCGGCAACGACAAAAGCAAAGCGTAAAGGTAAGGCAGCAGGTAAACAATTTGTAGCCCAACCCAAGACGATTGCAAAGAAAACAGCAGGATTTAGATAATGGCCACTTCTCCTAGTACATCTGGAACCGCTGCGTTTAACCTAGACCTCACAGAGATTGTTGAGGAGGCTTTTGAGCGCATTGGTTCTGAGGTTCGTACTGGCTATGATTTGCGTAGTGCTCGGCGTAGCCTTAATATTATGTTTGCGGACTGGGCTAATCGTGGCATTAACATGTGGACGATGGATTCTGGCGTTATTAACCTAGTCCAAGGTCAAACTACTTATGCTTTGCCCGCCGACACCGTCGATCTTTTGGATCATGTAATACGTACTCAGGCAAACAGTTCAAGCAATCAAGCAGACTTGACCATTACCCGTATTAGTATTTCTACCTA